ACGCTCCTGTGTTATAGAGGAATCCCATGTTAAGGATTTTGGAAAATGTCAATTCTGTACAGTCTGGTCATACCGTCCACTTGCAATAATCATTCCCTTATCGTCAAACACGATACACACCGTGCTAGTTCTCCCGGAATCACGATTTGCAAGCTCTGTATGATACTTTGCCATTGCAGCAGATTTTGTGCTGTAATAATAGCAGGCACACGTTGTTACATTTGAAACAACTGCAACATAGAACATGATCTGTGTTCACGCATCCTTTCTGTGATTGATCGCATCGCGTAATTCAGTGATTGCGACACGCATTTCATCGATGGATTTTTCAAAACTGCGATTCTGAAGAAACATCGCGACTGCTGCCGCAATAGGAAAACCGACACGGGAAATGAAGTCACCGAGCGCGTTCAGCCACTCCATTGCCATCACCCCCTGAATGCTTTTACGATCTGTGTTTTCGTGAACCGTCCGCAAACACCGTCACATTCAAGTCCCCATCTCAGCTGATACTGTTTCAGCGCACGCTCTGTCTGTGCACCGAACACACCGTCAACGCCGGATTCGCCGCATGAATGCCCCAGCGCCTGTAATGAAGCCTGAAGCCATTTCACGCCTTCACCTTTACTGCCGCGCTTCAGCGTCTGTGTCGGGATTTTTTCAGAATACATTGCACATGGATTCACAACACATCCAAGATACCGATAAGCACTTGTCTGTCCGAAGTTCTCACCGCTGCGCAACTTTGTGTAGTAAGCCGTGCCGCCGTATGCAGAATCGGACGTGACACAGCTGCCGTCAGGATTCAGACCGGTGACGATCGCGATATGCCCTGCGCCGTCCTTCGGATTCCATGTCTGACCTTTTGCCCACACCATTGCACCGCCGAGCACCGGCACAGGAATGACAGACAGTCCCTGCTGCCGGGCGATATCCACCTGATTCTCTGCATTGCTGTTCGCAAGGTACGGGAAGTCCGGGCGGTCAGTGATCTTATTGAACTGTCCTACTGCATATCCGACACAGTTAGGAATCACGTCAAGGTCATCGGGGCTGCCTTTGATGTGAATGCACGGCGAATAGCCGCCATTATCCCGTGTGATGAAATACTTATCACCTGCACGGGGTCGGATATCGGAAAGAATGAACATGACATCACCCCCCACCTTATTCCATCATGAGTACATAGCCGTTTATGAGAACGCACGGATTGCCTGCGACTGTTCCCGTGGAGGTCACGCCAAGCGGCGGTGCATAAATGCACCAATAACACTTGTCCATATACTGTCCGTCGATTGTGCCAAGTGAAAAGCCGCAAATCGGATTTCCAGAAGAACGTGACGGCGTAAGGCTTGTAAGTGTCTGATAGCCGCCGTCCATGTTATAGACTGTTACATTAGAATCCCATGTTACCGGGTTTGATTCCGTTGTGCTGTACGCGCAGAATCCCATATAGCGCGTTCCGGATTTGGAAATAACAATCGTTTCGCGGCACGGCGCCGGGTTTGAACCTTGAGCTGACATAAGACAAACGGCGGTTGCAGTTGCCGCAATACTGATTGCGGATGTATGCATCATGAGGTTTGAAACTCCGATTGTTTGTCCACAAACGGTTATCACATTATTTGTCGCCCACTTGAAAACTTCATTCCCGTCTGCGTCGTTGCAGAGCACGAAATTTCCGGATGCTGCGGAAAAGTCAAGCGTGACAACTGCCAGTCCGATTGCTTCAAAGGCTGTCTGCATATCCGCTGCAAGTGCAGGCGTTGCGTTTGCCGCCGTAGAATAATAATGATAGTATGCCATAATAAACCTCCTTATTCGTCCGGCGTGAAAACGCCTGTGATATTCTGCCCACGATTGCCGAATGTGAATGAAAACAGTCCGGTTGCCTGTGCGTTCATTACCGGATTTTCACCCGACGCATAATGATATCGAATCACGATGTTACTTCCGGTATCAATGAAATATACACGTTTCGCGACAAGTTGTCCGGCAGCTTCTAACGTGTCAAATTCTGCTTGCGTCAGAAGCTGGAATGTGATGCCGCCCAGCAGATAATCACCTTCCAAATCTTCAAAAGATACATACAGAGTTTGCATCAGATTTGAAACACCGGCGATCTGTCGTGCAAGACTATCGTCAGCATCCGTGCGGTCTGCTATTTCCTGCTGAAGAGCATCGGAAACAGTCTGCACCTGCGCCGGAAGCCCGTCGATTTGCGTCTGCAAATCGTCAATCGACGCTTGCATTTCCGTTATATTCACAGAAAGCCCGCTGATTGCCGTCTGAAGCGTTTCAATATCACCTGTATTCTGATTGATCTGCTGAATTGCCGTATTGATCGCATTCATCAGATTTGTGAGCAGTTCGTAATATGAAAGTGATTCATCGAAAGCCTGCGGCAGTACAGGCACAGGAAATGCAGGCGGGATAGGCAGGATTCTTGCCATTATCAATACACCCCCATGAAACAGACGTTCAGTTCGTCAAGGATCATCTTATCGATATTCAGGATCAGGTCACGGAAGTCTTTGACAAGTTCCTGATAGGTCTTGCCGGGGAACTTTCCGTGAACATGACGCTGACGCTGACTTGCACCGCTGCCGTTCATCGATGTGTTTGACGTAGACGAATCGGAAGTTGTGCCGGTCGACGATCCAGTAGAATCTGAAACAGTCGCGTCTGAAAGATATTCGTTATTCGTCACAGCAGAAAAGTCGAAGCTGCCCTGCGGTGTGTCGCTGTGTGCAGTCGCGTCATGACTTGTCGTGCCTGCTGTGCTCTGTCCGTGTGAAGTAGTAGATGCAGAACCTGTGCTTGCAGTCTGCGATTGCACACCTTCATCTTCGTAGTAGTCTGCATCCTGAAGGATTTCATAATCCAGCGCGGCAGAACGGTACAGCTCGTTATAATACGGCATGATCTCATTCAGCAGCGTGATGAAGTAATGTGTGAACATTGCAGCTGTTTCAAATGCGATTTCCCTGAAGCGGTATCTGTTATAGATTTTCTGATTCAGTTCTGCACGATGGGATTCGTCATATATCGGATATGATGCAAGCCCGTCAATCAGCGCCTGAAAACCGGAATCGTATACAGTGCCGTATTCGACTGTGTATCTGCTCATTCTGCTTCACCTGCACTTTCATCAGGATCAATGCTGTTTTCTACCATGACCTTATTCAGTTCACGGTCAAGGGAAAGCTCTTCGTCACGGTTGATGACCTGCACGTCAAGTCCGGTACGGTCAGACAGTTCTTCAGCAGCTTCACGTCTTGTCAGAAGTCCCAGCTCGTTTGACATAGAATAGAAACCGGAATTTGCATCCGCTTCACTTTCCGTCAGACGTTCTTTCTTTTCCGTTCCTAAATTCTGTACACCGATGAAGGTCAGGAATTCACTCCATATTGCTGCCCTGTGCATTGCCAGTTTGTCAGCGATAAATGGAGCATCCGTTTTTAGGACACGGAGCGCTTCAGGATTCAGGGACTTGTCGCCGAATATGACCGGCGCGTTCCCATCATACTGCATGTACAGATTCTTCATTGTCAGCCGCTGTTTGTCATCCGTGATAATCAGAACAGGCGTTTTCTGCGCTGAAATATTCGTGTCAATCGCTCTTTCGACTTCATACAGCCGCATTGCAAATTGACGGACAACAAAATCAGTCGGTATCGAATTCAGATTGTTTCTGACAATCACAATTTTATCCCGTGCGAAACGTCTGGACGGATAGTTATTCCCGAATGCCGTGTAGTAGAGGGATTCCTCATAGATATTGATTGTGCCTGAAGGATTGATCGGAAGGGACAGCCATCCCAGAAGCGGGTCAGGCACGAAACCGGCGAATCCACGATAATACAGCTGCTTTTCAAGGAAACGCGCATTGCACGATTCGGGCAGATTTTCCCACTTGTACACGCTCATTGCGATATTGCGCATTCGCGTGTAGTAGTAGTTGTAGGTTTGCGTATTGGAATATGCTGCCTTTTTGATATCCTTCCGGCTAGGGCTTTGGAAGTCACCCACTGTCATCATGCTGCATCACTCCCTTTCATGTAGGTGTATTATCAGGCGTGTAGTCTCCAAATGTATTTGGATTATGCCACACCGTAAGTCCTCTGTTGAACAGGGAACACAGCTTTTCAGCATCATCCTGTGGCATAAGACCTGCAATATCACAGTTTTCAGTCTGAAGATAATTGTGATTTGGTCTGCTTTTGAATTGCGGTGTTTTGATAATGTTCACTTTGTACCCGTATGCCGTAAAGAAATTATCCACGACGCGCATATATTCCGGACGAATACAGTATTCCGAAAGCCAAACACCGGAATTTCCTGCTAGCATTGATACACTGCCGGACGGTTTACCTTTTATAACGTCCGGTTTTCTTTGCATATCGTGCATATTTGCAGCATAACGTCCTATTTCCATAGCCGTGTTATAAAGTGACATTGCGCCGCTTTCTGCACTGCTTCCGACATTTTCAGATACCATATTGCCGCCGTCTGACAATCCAGCAGAAGGCGCGGCTGTTCTTGCAATTCCGATAGCGGTATCAAAACCCCATTTAACCGTCTGATATTCGATCATTGTTTTATTTTCGGCAAGATAGCGCTTGTAAACGTCTACGCTATACGGGATATCCGGAAAATTCGCGTAAGTGATTTGATATTCGGGGTTTGTTGCTCCGCCCCAATTATCACCGTAGCCGGTTGTGTCGTATTGCGTAGGCATTGCGATCACACTAGGTGCGCAATTTCCGTCATACCACGATTTGATATAAATGGTAGTTGCTCCGAAACGCTGCGGCTCTAAATCAATGCCCTGTCCTGCCCCATTGTGAAGCCTGTAATAATGATATGGGTACAGTAGGCACTTTCTATTTCGTATGTTATTTCCGAAATAGGTCAGTGACGTGTATTCAGTTGCCATTGGCATATTCGTCATAGAGTACTTATGGTCAAGGGCAAGCCATACATTGAACGGGGTAGTTATAAGTGACACCCAATTCAAGCCGCCGATCGGTACGCAATAGATAGTCAAAATTGTATCTATTTTACCGGCAGCTGTCAAAACGTCCAGTGCATCCCGGACGTGCTCACGCTCTACGCCGTAATAGTAGCACCCGGCGGGCACTGCGCCAAAGCGCACTTGCCCGACGGTTCCGCCGCCGCCTAAATCTGCAACGGCTTCGGAACATACAAACAGCACTCTATAGTTTGTGTCAAAATCCTGTACAGTTTGATTGCGTAAACTATATTCAAGTGCATTCATTCTGTTCACTTCGCGGGCTGGCGTGTCTACGATATTTTCAGGAATTGTATGCTCTGCAAAACCGTCTGACGGTGTATGTTCACGGACAACTAAACATTGTTTGAAAGTGAAGTCAAACATCCATGTCTGGAACACATCTGTTTCAATATAAACATGTGAACAATTCTGATTGATGAATTCGATTTTTGTTATGAATGCAAATATCCGCTTTCCGTCAAAATTCGTGTATGTGCAGTAGTTGTAATGGTACAGCGTGTCAGCCAGTGCAGGAATGCGGATATATTGATCCTTTCGCTGATATGTAAAATCAGTGAAATTCGTACCCGGCAAGCCGTTGAAATAGGTTGCTTGCGCTGCTGCGCTTGTAAAATCCAGCTGATTGCCGTCACCATAAGTAAGAGGTGCGGACAACAGCCGCAGGTCACAATTCGGAGCATACACAGCCATTGTCCACACATCCTTTCATCATGCGTTTTTCTTGAAGTAGGTGTTCGGCAGGAACTGCGGAGCACCGGTAGACTTCGTGTAGTAGGTATCTGCTGCCCATGACGGAGCAGAATCGCCGGTCACCGCGACGTAATTGTCACCGGACTTCGTGTAGTAGCTCGTGTAGTTCGTTGTCCAGTCAGTAGGCTGGGCAGTCTGAAGCGTGTACACGTCGACACCTTCGACAGCGACATAGGTCGAGCCGGACAGCGTGTAGTAGCCATCATAGTTCGTTGCCCAGTCAGCAGGCTGCACGGTCAGTTCTGTGTATTCCGTGATGAACGCGACTGCATTTGCGAACGGCGATGCAGAGTAGGTCTGCCAGACGTGCAGAAAATAGGTCACGCTCAGGGTTTCGGGGTTTCTGAACGGCTCTGCAATGTACAGATTGTCATACACCTGAACGTATGCACGGTCGATCATGACAGCCTGAATCGGAGAATCCACACCGAAGCTGTCAACGATGATGACATTATTCGCGATGAACTGTGCGCGGTCGATATTGAACGCCTGTGCAAGCACCTCAACGTCGAGCAGCGCTTCAGTATCAGCCGGGATAATGACAACAATATCTTCCGGCTTGCACCAAGTTGTGCGGCTCTTTGTTGGGTCGTTGACAAGCTGCGCGTATGCGTTGAATTCCGTGCTGGGCAGCTGGAACTTTCTGTTCAGCGCACGCATCTTTGCGATCAGGGACTTTGCCGTAGTCGTATCAGTCGGTGCGGTTACGACCATTGTGGTAATCGCGTTTGCGGACAGCCCGCCGTCAAACAGTCCGAGCATCAGCTTGAATTCGTCGATGTAGTTGCCGGAATACAGTGCATTGATATTCGCTTCGATCATCTGCCCGAAGGCTTCCCACGAAGTGAAAGCCTGACGAAGGTCTGTGCGCTCAACGGTCAGCTTGTACACATCCTGACGGTTCAGTCTATGATATGCTGCGGCTGCATCCGGTGCGTGCTGCTTCAGCAGGGTTTCGGCAGTCGGATTGTACTGCGATGCCTGCACGGGATTGACATGAATCTCTTCAATGTCAGAGCCGAGCGGAGCGCTGCCGCGCTTCAGAAGTGCAAGCGGGTTGTTGAAGCTGCGGTTGTGGATCACCTGAAGATAGATTTTGTTGACAAGGCAGTCAAGAAATTCATTCTGGACTGCGATGTACTCAAGGATCGGATTGCCTGCTTCAACGATGTTCTGAAGGTTCGCAACAGGCAGGCGGGCTGTCAGCGTTGCGCTGCTGCCGCGAATCGCATTGTACGCATTGACTGCATTTTCGATCTTCATTTCATTTCATCCTTTCATTTCAGTTCTCCGGAGCTGTCAAACAGTTCCGAAAAGTCAACACCCTGTTCCTCTTCCTGACCTTCGAGGTCATCCGGCTTGCCCTGCACACCGGTACGGAGAAACAGCTGCATATTCGCTTCCTGAAGCCGGTCGTTCCGTGCGGTCAGGTCAGCGATCTTGCCCTCTGCTTCAGATGCTGCTGCATCACGTTCCTGAAACGCACCGTCAAGAACATCGATGATAACACCGACCTCTTCAGGGCTTTCAAGTTTCGTCAGGATTTCGCGTGAGCGTGTGCGGAATTCGTCAAGCGTCATGTTATACACCCCTTTCTATAATGTGACGCTGCATTATACTATTTTTAGTATAACACATAACAGAGGAAAAGTCAAGCACTTTTCAACAAATTCGCGATCTCAAAGACGATTTTTTTCACGTTTTGATTTTCACAGTACACGTTTCCGTATCTGAAATTTTCAATGAAGCCCTTCAGACAGAATGAGCGGTTTGCGGTTGACAGCAGAAGTGTGTTCGGTCTCATGTCATCGTGCATGAGTACGAATCGCAGAAGGCATGACTTGTCGGTCTGTTCTGTCACATACAGCCGCCCCTGCTCCATGTTAGACCATACACCGACTTCATCCCCTTTGTAGACCAGCGTGTACATATACTTGCATTTTCCCTCACGCTTTCCGATAAAGCTGTCATCATCCAGACGGAAACCGGCTTCAATGTTATATGCCCCGTATGCTGTTCCGGATATGATCTGCCCGAATCGTGTCTTTGATTTCGCTTCTATAAAATCAGGGTCAGCGACAATTTCGCACAGAATGTCATTCTTGCAGACGATCCCAACGCCTTCAGGCGGGATGATCTTGAAATAGTTGAAATACGGATTCGCCACTGTAATTGTATTCGCAAGGCAGAACACTCTCACGTCATCACGTCCGCGAAACACTGTGTCTATGAGGTCGAGAAATACCTCTACCTCTCCGGGCAGGTAGTGATAGACACCTCGGTCTATCAGAAATTCGTCAAAGAATATGGAATCGAATTCAGGATATTCAGCGCCTTTCTTCATTCTGGATGTAGACAGCACAACGTGTTTTCCGCATTCTTTTCCGTCCACGAAGTAACTGCTGCCCTTTACACCAAAATGATGATTCGGAAATTCAGCTGATACTTTTCCAAAGAATGTGCCGTTTCCTGCGAATTCTGTTTTGTATCGTCGTACCCATAAGAATTTCTGACCGGTTTTCAGGAAATGATTGACGCACCATTTCTTTGATCCGTATGTTTTGCCGCCGCCGCGATTGCCTGTGATGAAATTCAGGAATGCGTTATAAGCAAGCGGTTTCGATATATCCCAGTACATATATACCCCTTTCTGAAAACGCAAAACGCACTGAAAACAATGACGGGACGCAATTCCCGAAAAACTCCCCGGTACGGTCTCCCGTCTGCGATCCGGTGATAGTTTCATTGTCTGTGCCAGTGCGTTTCACTATATTTAGTATATCAGGTTTTTCCCAGAATGTCAATAGGAATTTTTCTGCGTAAGTTCATATCGCACCTCCGTTCCTAAATATCACGACCATTGACGGGAACGGCGCGCCGTGTTTGATTCCTCCAAAATGCAGCCGCCCTCGAATGAATCTTACCTCTGCCTTGCCGTATATGAACTCGTGAAACGCTTTCGTGTCTGTTCTTGCCGGAATCAGCATGACAGCCACCCCACCCGCATCTCCGTGCGCAGCACATTTCTGTATCCACTTCGGCATTTCCCGTCCATAAGGCGGATTGCACCACACCGTTTCACCTGTCCAATCCTGCGATAATCCGTCCTGCTCTTTTGTGTAGTGTCTCTTACACTTCGCATTTTCATGCGTTGCGCACACATCAATCGTAAAGCGAAACTCTCCGTCCAGCTTATTGAATAAATCCTGCGGCGTTTCCCATTCCTCAGTTTTGGATGAATAATGCACCGATAAATGAGTCATTCTTCATTGCTCCCTTCCGCCCGGTTAAGGGCTTTACCTATTTAATACCTCTGATTTGACAATCAGGTCTGTCATTTTCTTGTATGCGTTCATTTTTCATACCCTCCGATTCCATCTTTCAATCAGTTTAGCAACATTGTCAAAGTTTCTAACGTCCACGCCGTTTTCCTGTGCAGGGGCTGCGGTAATTGTATAGAGCGCCCTGCTAGCTGACAACAAACCGCATTTCGTACATTGCACTTTTGCAATAATCTTCATTTCATGTGCGCAATCCATACTTTTTTCGGCACTTTCAACAATCAGCCGCGCGGAAGAACCGCAAAACGGGCACGGTTTCAGTTCATCCATTGTCATCACTCCCTTCTGTATTGTCAAGTGCTTTGTACATTCTGTCTGCGCAGAATTGTAAGTTCGTTCGTGACAGCATCAGACTGTCTATCGTAGCCGAAACGAAACCGAAGGTCTTTGTGCGGATCACAGCATTCTCTTCATAAGGTTTCAGCACCTTCAGGATTTCTTCAATGAAAAGCTGTGCATTGCGGCAGGCTGAAGCTGCCGATTCGATATCTTTATATGTGCTCATTTCTTATCCTTTCTCATAAAATAGTCAATCAGCTTTCTGACATTGTGCGGATATCCTGCGTAGATGATCCGACTTGCGTCATACTTGATCCCGATTCTTTCACCGTGTTGTTTCGCACTGATATACCGTTTTGCCTGTGCAGTCTGCGTCAGCGTGAACATCTGACAGACCGAAACGCCTTTCGTTTTCTGCCCACGAATGCACACGCCCTCTTCCGGATCATAGAATTCACATTCGTCATGCCTTGCCTTGTAATATACGTAGTCATTCATTTCGCTTTCCTCTTTTCTCTCCATTTTCTGATCGATTCCCTCTGCTTTGCAAGGCATTCCGCACAGCGGATGTGCGGCTGATTGTCATTGAACTGTCCGCAGTCCACGCACAGCCCCAGCGCCTTCAGCCGCGCCCGCCTGCTGTTGTTCCTGAAATAGAATTCGCTTCGGTGTTTGTCGTAGTATTCTTCGCAGTATGTAGGATTCGTGAGAAGAAACCTACAGCGCAATGCCTTTGCATGAAGG